TGAAATATCTACAATATCTGCTAATTTTCTCGCTTTAGAGTATGCCATTTAGGGCTCCTGTGGCCAATTTTGTGCATTCATTACAACTGCTAATGCATCCACATCTGCGGCTCCTGCTATTGCTGCTTCTAATCTTGCACATTCAGTAATTACTGCGGCTCGATAGGTTGCAGTAGCTGAAGGAATATCTACATCCCTTTCTGCTTTTCTAATCACCACCCAGTCCGTTCTGGCAAGGGAAGAATTAGCAATTTGTTTTACTTGAGCAGTTTTACTTGTTTTTAGACCTTGGTTGACTTGTTTCTCACTTGTATCAACCATGCCACCATCGCCACCATTAGCATCAGCATCCCACTCTTGTATATAGAGTTGATTACCATCTATATCTTTAGCGTCTTCGTCAGCTAGCCTTTTCGCAGTACTAGTATACTGCTGAATAGGTACTCCATCAACAACTGTAATATCCCCTTGAGTTACAAAGTAATATTGATCATCTTTTCTTTCTCCGCTTACTACGCTAAATACATTATTTTCTGTTAAAAACTCTGCATTAGGCCCCCCAGCGAAAGAAGTATTTGGGAACAACTGTTGAACTGTGCGTGCAGTTTCTTCAAGTATTCCAGCTTTTACTATTGCGAACATTATTTTCTCCTTTATCTTGCGTTTGCATATTTGAATGGGGCTTCTGCGAAAGCCATGTATATATATGTGTTAGGACCATTAGTTTCATTTGGAGAATATCTTGGCTTGAAACCATTAGATAAAATATCTAAATCTGCTGTTTGAGAAGTATCTTCAACAGCACCTGTGTTAGCTTCTAATAGTGCTCTTTGAATATTATAACTACTTCTTTTAGTATCAAATATTGACCAAGAATAAGTCGCACTTCCACCTGTAGAAATTGACTTCATCATAATAAAAGCTGGTCGAAATCCTGTGTAAACAAATGGTCCATCAGCAACATTATTTCCTACATAAGATGCAATTTTTGAATACCCCTCCACCTCTGTGAAACAATACGCCAGCATTTCGACATAAGGACTTAAACCCCAACCGTAGTTGGAAAACCCTGTTGCATTGGAATTTGAACCGTAACCGGCTGAATTCCAAGCGGTAGAGGCAGTCGTAGCATTGAGTTGATTCACAGTTTCTGTCCCAGAAGCATCCGTCCACACATACCAATCAACAGCAGACCCCAATGCCTTGTACATAACAATATTGGGCGCTACGCCAAGTCCATGCCCGATACGATCTGTAGCTGATCCATTTGGTATCCATGTGACTATTGAAAACCCCGCCGTATTATTTACTGACACTGTTGAATCTATGTCACCGTCTGTATTTGCTGATCCTGACCCGTTGGCTTTCCAGTTCCAAGTAACATAAGTAGAGCCGCTATCATTTAAAGTAGAGTTTGTATTATTACCAACAGTAAAACCATCACTGCCAAAAGCTTTTACACCCCCACCGCTATAAGTATATTCTACATAAGTATCATTTGGAAAAACAGCATCATTGACGCCCCTTACTTGATCGTACATCTGGTGCCAATTGGTGGTATTTCTTATTTTGTTCCAAACAAGGGAAGGCTCAAAACCTACTCCTGTTATTGCTTGGTCGGTGCCCCCATCCCCTGAATAAAGCACCGTATTAAAATGCTCTCCCGGCAGTGTAATCGTCGGGTCTGCAAGGTTCTTTGAACAGAGGGCTAAAAATCCAGACGGGACAGAGTAGAAAAAATTTCCAATCCCGTTAGCGTCAGTATTTCCTGCCGCTGTTTTATTGCCGCTAAAGGTTCCGTTCTGACCAAAATTAACTACCGCAATACTATTGCCATAACTTAAATACCCCCCAAAACACGTGACCATTGGAACCTTATGTCCGTCTGGGATATTAATGACGAGAGGAGTCCCAACCGCTGGAGAAGATGGAGTATTAGCAGCAGGGTCTCCATACCAAGTGCCGTTCATCCTAAACCACATTTTGTTATTTTTTATGGCAAGACCATAAATTGCACCGGATAGCCGCGTGCCGTGTTCATCTCCAACATTTGTCCAGTCTCCAGTAGGTCTGTAGGCCGCGACAATATCAGTACTGCCTGTGGAACCATTGACAAAAGCATAGGAAGAGTCAATACCATCGCTTTCTGTTTGACTTATTGATCCAACGCCTTGCCATCCTGTCCAAATAAGATCCGTCCTTCCCATCGCTTCACAGTAGACTTCAAAGTAATAGCCGGTCGAGCCAGCGGTATCGAAACCCATCGTTCCTACTGCCGTATTGTCACCACCATTAGAGTTACCATAGGCATCAGAAACCGCTCTGAGATTGCCTTGATCAAGCTCTATATCAGCACTCAAAGTTGACATCAGGTAGTTTAACGTAGGAAAGTTATTATTCGGCGTGTCCAGCATGACATCGGTATCTGCAAGATTAACTGTCGTGTAATTAGCACTATTGCCAGAGCTATCTGTCCCTAATGCGCCTGATGCAAATTTGAAATGAAAGCCATTAGTACCATAGGTTGCGCCTGTAACTTCTTTTGGAACCCACTGATTTGTCTCTGAATTTGTTTCAGCAAAAACACTGGGCGCATATGCGGTGCCATCAATGAAATGGACTTCAGCTAAATAGCCGTCAAAATATTGAGCATTGGTTTGATATCTACCAATGTAATGCGCGTTTGTGTTATTTATATGTGTATAATGATTCTGAGGAATAGTTCCGTAGTCCGCAAACACTGAATCGGAAATTAATTGGTTATTAATATATATCTTGATGCGATCAGCAGCAGTTGCTAAAGTAGTATCGACGCTATAAACCACATGATACCAAGCTGCGGTGTCTCGTAATCTGGCATTTGTTACAAAACCATAATCTGTGGTTCCGTCCCAAGTGTAAAAAAATAAACCCCCATCAGGCTGTCCTGAATATACCTTATTGATATAAAGCATAGTAAAGTCTGAATTACTTGACCCTGCTGAAAACAACGCATGCTGTGCAGTAGTAGAAAAAGCGCCACGCTTAACCCAGCCACTCCATGTAAAAGTCCTGCGATTACCTGCCGACCCCGGTGTACGGTGGAGGTAAGCACCATCCCCAGAATTAAACACCAAAGATTGTTCAATCAGATCAGGTTCTGCTGCGACGCCACCAGAGGCCGCTATAGCTTTTAAAGTCCTTATACTCATTATGCCATTGCCTGTCCTGCGGTAAACCCATACCAGATTGTTCCACCATCTGAAGTTGCAAATACGAAGAAGTCATCATCCCCACTTCCTGTTGAAATTGTTGGGGCTGTTGCTGCTGACCAATCTACTGACCCCGGCCAAGTAACTGTTCTAGATGTACTATCTTGTACTAAGTGAAGAACAAATGAATACCCAGTTCCACTTGCGGGAGGATTACTAAAAGTAAAAGTAGCATTTTGGTCTAGTACATGCTTGAAATAATTCCCTGTCTCACAGTTAATAGCAGGACTAGCACCACTTGCAACAGAAACATATGTATCATTATAAGATACTGCTCTAAATTCTTGACTAACTAATACATCTCCATTAGCATCAGCTGTTACTGCTTTTGATGCTTGGCTAGTACCAAGTGTAGTAATATCTACGTAGTTTAACTCTGCCGCAGTACTTGTAATATCAACTCCTCCTAGTGTAAGAGTTCCGCCAACTTTAATGCCGCTTCCGGTTAAATCAAGATTATCTCCGGAAGGAAGCTCTTTTAAGTTATTATTTGTTGAATCCACAACAAGTGGAAATCTGTCTGCCATTATTCTACTCCTACACTAACTGTTCCGGACCGAGTTGTTACGGTTATCGCCCCCGCTGTTAATTCTACTGCAATTGTAGCAGACCTAGCCACTACTGGTAAGGTTCCTGCTTCTGCTGGTTGTTCTCCTAAAAAAGGCATCTTAACTCCCTAAAGTCGGCCGTGTGTCTGGAAATTCATCAGTGGACGGCCAGTCCCTTAATTCTTGTCTGTATGTGAGGTATGCATCACGATTCGGATAGTCAGGGATTTGTGCTATCCAATCTGTTTCTTTTAATTCTTGGTCTCTCCACTCTTTTGGGGGCATTAGTGGTTCTGAGTAAGGCGTAACTGGAGGAACCTCTAACTCATAGCTTGCATATTGTGCTTTCGCAAATTCTTCTGTGGCTACTATTCTGCCTACATTCCCATCACTATCTGTTACACGATAAATACTCATTACAGTATCTCCAAAATTGTTACAACAACTAAGCCATGACCACCGGTACCGGAATTAAAGACATTAGAGCTACTGGCATAACCTACGATTCCCCCGCCTCCAGCACCGAAACTACCTCCTCCTGAGTAGCCAGTATTAGTATCTCCTGCACCGCCGCTGTAGTTAACAACACCACCACCACCACCACCAAAAAAGCCGGGGAGCATGGTTACATAATCTGCCGCACTGGCATAGTATGCATAACCTGACCCTCCGGCACCTGGGCCAGATACTCTGAGAATATCTCCTGGTGTTTTACTTGCACCTTGACCAGTTAAACCATGAAAAATACTAACGGCCTGACCCTGACTTGATAGATGGCCATCCTTTCCATACGGCACCGTATATGCATAGTTCGGATAACCTTGGATTCCAGTAGACATTGTATTAACACCTAATCTTGGAGTAAAATTATGAGCCTGGTTCAAAATTGGATTATCACCTGAAGCATGGTTGGCCCAGACACCTAAATCTTTAGCACTAGTTGAAGTACTAATATCATCGCCATCGTGGTCTGCAGAACCACCTTGAGTGTGGATAAGGGTCATTATACCTCCTGATATAGTACCATCTCCACCTCTACCTCCAACACCCCCACCTCCTGTGGCAACAGCTTTATCGTAGTTATTGACAGTACATGCGGCATTTCCACCTCTATAGGATGCTCCTAAAACGCCTGGGGCTCCACCACCCCCAGCAGCGTGATGATGGCCAGAGGCTTCCCAGTAAGAAACCGTTCCACTTCCTCCAGCACCCCCAGTGACGTTCCATATAGTACCTCCAGAAGCAGTGCCTCCAGCGCCTCCAGCAAAAGATCCAGCACCGGCAACATTTGTAGTACTTATTCCTTGAAGACCTCCAGCACCTGGCTCACCCGTCATATCAGTAATATCAGAACCTGCAAATATAGTACCGTCAGTATGCCCAGGGTTGCCAACTGCACCGGATACAGAAGCTCCTCCAGCCCCAATAGTAATTGTATAAGTAACAGAGGAATCTAACCTTAGTAAACTTTTAGCGCAGCCTCCAGCACCTCCGCCAGAAGCAGCTGCAGTTCCGTTGTCGGTTGTGTTTCTAGCAGATCCTCCTGACCCTCCAGGGCCAATAACTGTTACATATGCTCGACAATCAAAAGGCGGCGACCATGTTGTGGAAGTAGAAAATACCCGTTCCATAAATATTGATTCACTTTTTGATCCTAATACTGCCATAATTACACCTCGAACCAGCCGATTGTTCCATCGACATAAACTAGCTGTGCTGAATTGCCTTGGGGCAAAGTAGCATTTTCATCTGCTGAATTAATTTTCTGACTACTAGTACGGGCTAATGTCACTGTGGCCGACCCTGCATTAGCTATAACTATCGAATCTCCTGCTGACCCTGCTGGCAAAGTATGAGTCCTTGCGGTGGTATCATTGCAGATATATTGCCCACTAGCGGCCAAAGTAGTCGGAGTAGTAGTAAGTATAGTCCAATCGCTATAAGCCCCGCCAGCTGCAACCCAAGAATTATCACCACGTAAAAAAGTAGTTGTGTTAGCTGTGCCAGTTGCTGACAATACAGCAATGCCCACAGCATCATCCGCCATTTGGTCTGCCCCTACAGCATCATCTTTTATCATTGCAGTAGTAACAGTATCATCGTCTAAAGTAGCATTAACTTTCGGCCCTTCAAAGGCTATAATATAGTCGATTACATCATCTGTAGTTAAGTCACTAGCAAATACTATTTGAGAATCACTTACTGTATACGCTGCAATCGGTGCCTGTGTTACACCGTTTAAAGAAACCATTAACGATTGTGCACTTATTGGAGTATATGCTACACTATCCTTTGTTAAATTATAGGTAGCCGTAGCCGTCGCATTAAATGCATCCATTAATACATTATTATTTCCATCTGACGGTGACTTTCCTAAAAATGGCATATTAGCTCCCTAAAGTCGGCTTTGTACCTGGAAAGTCTCCGGTACTGGGCCAGTCCCTTAATTCTTGTCTATAAGTTTTATACGCTGCTAATTGTGGGTGGTCTGTTACAGCGACAATCCAATCTGTTTCTTTTAATTCTCGATCTCTCCAATCCTTTTCTCTCTGTGCAATTTCTGAATCAGATTTAGTTCTTAAAGGCTCTAACTCATAGCTTACATAGTGTGCTTTGGCAAATTCTTCTGTGGCTATTATTTTACTGACGTTGCCATCATTATCTGTTACACGATAAGTACTCATTATAACATCTCCACAACTGTTATCACTACTAAGCCTTGGCCGCCTCCACCGCTGTAGAAGGCATAAGAAGAACTAGTAGTATACCCTGCATTAGCGCCCCCACCAGCTCCATAACTACCTTTAGCACCATTCGAATGGGCATTACCATAGGAAGAATCTTCACTATTAGGGGTGATTCCGCCACCGCCACCAAAAAGCCCTGGAAGATGCCAACCATACTGAGTACCTACCATTGCCCAATACCCAGAACCTCCTGCTCCGGGGCCAGAGAATCTTGTAGTAGAGTCTAAACTCTTTCTACCCGGAGACCCATGTAATCCATGAAAAATACTAGCGGGAGTACCCGCCATTCCCCTAGAGGAATCATATTGATCTGTCCAGGCACCTGCGCCTGCAACAGCACTATGCATATTAAACAATCCTGTTTCAGTATAATCATCCGAGTCACAGCTAACTATTCTTCCTGTATTATCAAACATATTTCCATCATTGGGATAAACGAGGGTAATACTTTCTCCATCTCCCCAAGCAGAGCCTCCACCTCCTCCAGCTGTACCATTTGATCCTACAGAAGTAGCATCTCCGCCGTTACCATTAACACCAGCACCTCCCCCTAAAGCTATTTTATTTGCGCCTCCAGTGTTGCATATTGCATTACCTCCTCGATGAGATTTACCAAAAATACCAGCGGCTCCACCGCCTCCAGCAGCAATATGAATCCCATAATCTGCGTAATCAGGAACCGCTCCACTTCCTCCAGCACCTCCAGTGCAATTAAATATAGTACCTCCTGAGGCAGCGCCTCCAGCACCTCCGGCTTGGGTAGTCACAGCATTAGCGCCTCCAGCACCTAAACCCCCAGAGCCTAAATTGCCCGCCATATTGTCTATATCAGAGCCTTGAAATTCACTATTTCCCCCACCATCATTACCATCAGCATTATCTACAGAAGCTCCGCCGGCTCCAACAGTAATTGTATAAGTAACAGAAGAACTCAGTGTTAATAAACTTTTAGCACAGCCTCCCGCGCCTCCACCAGATCCAACATAGGATCGGTGATCTCCATCATCCTTATAAGAACCACCTGACCCTCCTGGGCCTATAACTGTTACATAAGCTCTACAATCATATGGGGGAACCCAGGAAGCAGAAGACTGAAAAAGCCATTCATGAATTATTGATTCGCTACTTGCTCCAAATGTATAAGCCATTTATATCTCCTTCCATCCTAAAGCAGTAGTTACATATACTATTTGCATTGCTTTTGTAGAAGCTAAAGTACCATCTTGATCTGCGCCTTCTATTTTTAAACCATTTCGTGCGATTGTTACAAGCCCCGCACCTACATTTTTTATAATCACTGTATCTCCTGCACTAGCACTTGATGGAAGGGTAAGTGTTCTTGCGGCCGCGGAGTTCATAATTATCTGCTCACCACTATCAACTACTGTATAATTAGTATCGGTTTTAACTGCCCATGTAGAATATAAACCGCCGCTTGCTGCCCAAGTATTGTCACCCCTTAAAAAAGTCGTATCGTCAGCAGTGCCAGTTGCAGCTAATTCGGCAATACCAACAGCGTCATCTGCTAGTTTCGCCTGTGTTACAGCATTATCAGATAGTTCTGAAACTGTAATAGAGTTTGCCGCTAAGTCTTCTGCTACAATTACATCTACTGCTATCTTGGCTGAAGTAACAGAATTATCTTGAAGTTTTACCGTCGATACGGTGTCATCTTCCGGCACCCCAATTACAAAAGCAGTTGCGGCGTATCGTATTACTTCAATACTTGTTAAATTAGCAGGAGCAGTAGAAAATGTAAGTGTAGTTCCGCTTATGCTATAAGTTGACTTCTCCTGATAAACACCGTTTAAATATACTTGAGTATTCTTTTCGTCTAATGGGTCTCCACCCATTGTAAATGTAACATCGCTTCCATCGCCTACAAACTCATCTACAAAGATTCCAAGAGGAGTCCCTCCAGAAATCATTACATTTGAAGGGCGGTAAGGAAATACAAATACGTTATTTGCGTCTTCTACATAAACAAGAGGCTGTGAAAAAGCAGGCTCGGTTAATGTTAGAAGTCCCGCAGTATCTGCACTTAAATAGTACCACTGCCCTACTGTTAAGCCGTGAGAGCTTAACTCAAATCTTCCTGATTGTGCAACTGTAAACGTATTAGCATCCGCTGATGCAGTTACAACTCCAAGTGCTAAAGTAGCTGCTGAATTTGCCTGTGCTTTTACCCAGGCACTTCCATTATGGCGAATACAATCTTTTACTGCCAAACCATGGCTAGATTGTGTAACTTCTGTAGTGGAGCCGCCTCCGCCTCCACTTCCACCACCAGCAACTTCAATTATGTTATTCGCGTTGTCTCGAATATATAGTATCTTATCAAAGGTGTTTATCGCAATCTCGCCCTCTGCAAGATCGGATGTAGTAGGCGCGCCAGTGGTAAATTTACGCTTTGGTTTAATTACCTGAGCCATAGTTTATCCTATTAGTAAGTTCCGCCGTCTATAGTGCCCACTTGTAAATCGAATGTAATAGCCCCGGTGGTTCCTGCTCCTGTTCCTGTAATGCTTGAATCAGTACTAGAAATAGTTACCTGAGTTATGTCACCTGTAGTAGTAGAGTACCCATAATCTTCAATCCTATTTTTAATAGCCAAAGCGCTCATTAAATGATCATCTGCATCAGATGCTTCCGAAGTAATATCAATATCATCTACTGTATGCCCACCAATTATAAGGTTACCAGTTACATTACCTGTTACATTACCTGTTAAAGCACCAGCGAAGCCATCTGCTGTTAAAACCCCAGTATTAGAATTAAAAGTTAAATTAGTACCACTTTTTGGGGCAAGGTCTCCAGTTGCTGCAGTAACAAATAAAGGGAAACATGTAGTATCCGAAGATTCATCTGCAATAGTTATAGTTCCTGGTACAATAGCAGCAGTACCGTCAAATGCTACTCCGCCGATATTTCTTGCTGTTGCTAATGCTGTTGCTGTTGCTGCATTACCTGTAGCGGACCCAGCGGTTCCTGTTACATTACCGGTTACATTACCTGTTACATTTCCCTCTAAAGTTGCTACAAGTGTTCCAACTGTATAGCCAGTACCACTTGTATTAACTGTAGTTGTTGGAGCCGCTTGATTATCTTTAAAAAGTTTCCATTTTCCTGAATCATTAGCATCTCTAAATAACCCACTATACAAATCTAGTGAGCCAGAAGTATCATGTAATCCATAAAAACCAATATCAACTGCGTCTGCTGCGCCATTATTTGCAGCTAATATCATTAAAGGGTCTTCTACTGACATTGTTGCGGTATTAACAGTTGTAGTAGCGCCACTAACTAATAAATCTCCAGTAACTGTTAAATTCCCAGAAGTAGTAATAGTTACATCCGTTGCATCCCCAATAGTAGTATTATCACTAATAGCGGTAAGGTTTGTTCGAAGATTTGCTACTGTAGAATTATCAGTGCCAGCAGCATCTACGTCCGCTAAAGTACGAATTTCTGCAGCGGTAATTCCCGTTGCAAGGACTGCAGTACCAGCATTATTTTTAATTGCTCCTCCAATTGCTATGGGAGTATTAGCAGCTTCAGGGTCTCCTACATAAAAAGTGTCACTACCTTTACTATAGGCTAATTCTCCCACTGCAAGCGTTCCAGGGGCGCTGGACCCTGTAGATCTTTTAATTTTAATTACTTGTGCCATAATAAAAGCCTATCGAGTCTTAGTAAGACCCTCCGTCTAAAGTATCAGAATCTCCTGTGCTCATTGCAATTGGAATCCAATCGTACACATTTGAAGAAACTTCTCTGTAGATTTTTAATGTTTCTGTATCTGATTCGTACCAAAGATCTCCTTGTTCCACATTCCCTCCTGAAGGGGTATCATCGCCTCGGAAACTTTGGTCTGCTAACTCTTCTAATGCGGTTTGAAGATTTGAAGATTCAATAGTATTATAGGGAGTTACAGCTATATTTGCTGCATCCTGAAATTGCGCTGGAAGAGCCAAATTATTCACAGTAACAAGAGTAGTAGTATTATCGTCTAATGTTACTCCTATACTATTAGTATTTGTCACAGTAATATTTGTGATTTCTTCCGTTATTGCGACCTTTGTACCTAGTGAATCTGTCATCTAGTTACCTGCTGATTAATAGTAACACTTCCTTGTATAAGTCTTTTAACAGTAGCATCATTTGCTGTATGAATTTCTAAGTCATACACATATCTTCCGGCAGCTAAAGCAGTTGTAGTGGCTGCTTGGAGTTCTAGTTTCATAGTACCATTTGCCGCATTCACTATAGTTACTGTAAAACTAGCCGAGGTAGACGTAGCAGCGTGAGTTGTACGTATCTGTGCCCGTCCTGAGTAGCCAGTAAGATTCTTAGCTGTTCCACCCTCTGTAATTGTCAGATCAATCGCAAAGTCGGAACCTTGGTCAATCACTAGGTCATAAGTAGCTGCGGTCATGTGTTTTTCTCCATTGTCAAATTATATACCAAAGGACATTCTTAGTCAAGGTTTATTTTTGCGGTGGTATTACGTAAACGGGGGCCCACTATACCACTGTACTAAAGAGTATCTTATTCCCTGGCTTACAGGAGTAACTTGGTGAGATAAAGAAGAAGGAAAAATTATAACACTACCCTTTTGTTTTGCCCCTAACGGGATATTTAGTACTTTTTCTCCCCAACAATCTTTTATTTCGAATTCTCCTCCATTATATTGATCATAGTCAGACAACTGAACAGTTATAGAAATTTTTCTTTGTGTTTCAGAGTCTACGTTACAGTCCCTATGCCAAGTATAAAAATCATCTTTTTCATATTTTGTAAATTGTATCTTTTCAGAGTTATTTAGATTAAAATTCCATTCATTCAATCTATTGGTTCTAAAAACGTAAGCAAGAAGTAATTGGTCTACCCAGCAATCTTTTGAAAACCAACCTACTTTCCCATCTCTTACAGTTGAATCAATATCTCTACCTTGATTAACTGTTGCACTTTCTTGTGTTAATATTAAACCTTCTTCGATAATCTTATTACAAATTTCATCAGAAAGTGCCCTCATCCATATACCTAGAGGCGCCTTTTTTATTTGTTTCACTATTACAGTTTTCCTAATTTTACTCTTAAATTATCATCATCCCATACTTCTATAGCGTTCTCACCGGATTCAGTATTAAAATAGATCACACTTCCAGTTCCGGCGTCTGATGAGATTGCCAATTTTGACGCAGTAATAGAGTTAGCATTTAAATGATCAGTCCCAATAGTATCAGTAACTATTAGACTTCCATCAATTAGCGCAGTAATTTCTCCCCACGTAGTAGTTTGACCTACTCCAACAGTACCAGTAACCGCAGTAACTATCCACCCTTGGGAACTATTACTATCTCTGACTAATGCCTGGTCATTAACTATAGGATACCTTCCCACCTTGTTATACCATTCTGTATTAGTAGGCGCATTAGTATCGTCAGTACCACTATTTTGAAATGTAGTAAAAGTTGAAAAATCAGCCCCTGGTCCTGTGGGACCGGGCGGCCCAGGTCCTCCCCCAGGCCCAGGCCCTCCCCCAGGCCCAGGACCGCCAGACGGTCCTGGCGGCCCAGTAACACTAAACTGTCCTGCAAACGAAAAATCAGTACCATCAAACTTCATATAGTTTGTATTATCACCTATATGAACTCTTCCAGAGCCATCCATAAAGAACCCTTTTGTACTGTCCCCATATGCAGTCTTAGCATGACTATAAAATTTTGCGCTCGAGTCGCTATTAGAGGTACCTACCTTTAATATACTTCCTACATTTACTTGATTTGATATTGTTGAATCTGCAGATAGTGTTCCTGCAGATAATGTACCATCTACAATTACACTGCCATCAAATTCTGCCGTCACAACTGAACTAAAAGCAGAAGCTCCTACAGTAGCACTTGTTGCAGTTGCTGCACCAGTATAAATACGAGTAGAGACTGTATCTTCAAATTTTACAGTTATTCTATCATTTGGAACAATTCTTTTTGTCCCCGTAGTAGTACAGGGCTGGACATTAGCATGTCCTATTACTGCGGCCGCAACAGCTGCTGCAACTGTATCATCTAAAGTTCCTTTAAAGGTTGTTGCTTGCGCAGAAGTCATAGTTAAAGTTAGGGTAGACCCATCTCGTGTTGAAACTCTAACTCTTCGTAAATTAATTGTTCCTTTTGCTAACACATAGTTATTGGATCTGTCAAAGACACTCCAGTATATTTCACCTTTTTCATAATTAGTACTTGTAAAATCATCCAATATATTAGCAGTAGCTTTAATAGTAATTTCGCCAGTAGCAGATATATCTACGTCACCATACGTGTATATATTATTATTTACAGTCTCCGATCCGAATGCGACCCCTTGGGCATCCCCCGTACCTGCTCCTGTAATTGTGATTCCATAACCAGTATCACCAGAAGGAGCATAACTAAGTTCATCGGCTCCCTTTATTACCTTAAAAGTACAACTAAAATCATTGGTAATATTATTTGAGCTATCAACTATAAAGATATGCTCTCCATTATCTGCTGTTGCAGAAGCGGAGACAGTGTCTGGAATTGCGCCATGATTGGCAAAAATAGTCCAATCAGCTTCTACAACTTCTACGACATTCTCAACCCCAGAAACTGGAGCCATGGATGCAACCCACAAACTAGTTCCTGCTGTGCTGCCCCAAGATGTCTCCTCCCTCTTAGTGTACCACCCTGTTGAAGCATCCACTATATCAATAATTTGACCGTTACTATCAATTTCCGAATCACCCAGAACGGGGGCCGCTAAAGTCTCCCATCCTAAAGTGCCAGTCTGAAGACTAATATTTAAATCCGGTATCTGATAACCTTGAAAATTTCCTCTAACTTCTGATTCAGTAGCCCCATAGTTGAAAACTTTCCAAAGTTCTGGGGTGGCTTCTGTATTACCTGTTTCTGCATTAGCAGTTCCAGATACACCTATTCCAGGGTCTGTTTCTACATAAAGTACTGCTGTTGCTGCTGCTGCGCCCGCAGAAAAAGTTAGGGTAGGAGCAGCAGTATACCCACTACCTGCATTAGTTATTGTTACGCCAGTTACTGTTTCATCTGTTAAAACTACTGTTCCTGTTGCTGTAGTATGTAAAACTGCTGTTGCTGCTGCTGCACCAGTACTAAATGTTACAGCTGGAGCGCTAGTATACCCACTACCTGCATTAAGGACTGTAATAGCTGTAACTGCCCCTCCTGCAATGGTGGCGGTGGCGGTAGCAGTTGTTCCTGAGGAGGGGGCAGCAATTGTTACAGTTGGTGCACTAGAATAACCACTACCTGCATTAGTAATTGTAAAGCTTTTTATAGAAAGATTAGGGGCACTAAAGGTTACAGTTGGAATACTTGAGTAACCACTACCTGCCGCAGTAACTTCAATAGTCTTTACAGTATCAATTAAAGGGGCGGGCTCCCAGAAAGAGGGAACCTTATCTCTTGTATGACGAACCCAGTAATAGTAAGTAGCATTTGTATCAATATCTAGAAGGGTATCGGTGTACTCTTTAATAGGGGGATCCAAAACTGCTAATGATCCTGCCCCGCTTCCTTCACTATAGTAACTATTATCATGGCGATAAAGTTCAGTTGTCCATTGTGACTTTTTACCTCTTCCAAAAGTTGCAGCGTTATTCCATGCTAAATTAATAACATTGCTTCCCCCTCCTGCTGTTAGGTCGGTGGGTCTTCCAGGAATAGCACCTTCGTCAGTGATTGGGCCTTCAGGACCTTCCCCTGTCGCTTCTCCAAGTTTCTTTTTCTTCAGATCAATTTTATAAATTGAATCATCATGTTCTTCAGCAGTTACCTGCACTAAACAATCTTCTCGAACTTGTAAATTACTTATTCTAAAAGGCTTATCTGTCCATTTAAAGCGAGGATAAGTAATTAAAATTATCATGCCAGAAACTAATAAAACACCTTGTGGGCCAACTTGAAAATTAATTTTTCTTCCATATCTCGAATCAATTAGATATTGCTCTGCATTCATACGAGCATTAAAAAAGTTTGTAACTAATGGAGTTTTTACATCTTTTTTCTTAGGAATTCCTCGATCTTCCTTCAAATAATCACTATTATAAAAACTTACGCTACGTTTATCATACCTAATAGCAGGGTCAGAAATACCTACAGATACAGTATTTGCACTACCTTTTAATCCAGCGTCATCGACACTAATGGTTCCAATAATATCATCCGCATTAATTCGTCTCGGTTCTGTATACGCAATACTATTATGAGTTATAGTAGCAGGAATAGTATCTGCTGCTATTTTTATATCTAATACATATTTTCCTGCAGAATACCTAAGTATCCCATTGAAGTGCTTAAGCAATGAATTAACATTATCAAACACAGGAGTTTCTGAACGGATTACACAGTTAGTTTGATGACGGGTTACTTCTCGTTGATTATGGTCTTGCCAACCCAAATATCTCCAATATTTTACATCATCTGAATCATATAGGGAGTACCCACTAACAGAAAAGTTCTTATCATTTGAGTCATAAGATTTAACAACCGGATTATGATCCCAAGAAGACTCTCTTGCGGAAGCATAAAAATCACCAACAGCTACTGTACTACCTATAAATACATTTGCTGTGGTATTCCCCTTCTTTAAGGTTAGGACTGTTTCTTCGTCGGTGCTCTCAATAGGTTCTCCTATTGTAGTATTATTCTGTTCAACCTTGAAGATTTTATTTTTTTCTCCAATCTTATGATAAATATATTCCCCTATATTATAAGATTTCCAGTCATGCCATTTATGCGCTATTTTTCCTATACAGTTTGTAAAAGTGACTTGTATTTTGTTAGCATAATCCCCAGAAGAAATAGTTGAAGCATAATATACAGTACCTTGCCACTGAAAATAATCAGTACTATCAACGGTTGAAGTGAATGACCATTTCTCCCCAGGAGTAAAAGTCCCACTTTCCATTATTAAAGTTACATCTGATTTAGTATCACACAATCTTGCAGTTTGTTGAAAAGACGCTATATCTATATCTTTATCTAAGTCTAAGCCCTTTCCGTAGCGTTCACTAATTAAGTAGTCTAATAATTGTATAGCTGGATTAATTGATACTTTTGTATCTCCAGGAGGTAGAATTTCCCATCTAGTATTATACGCGCTAGTTTTAACTCCGTCATCACTAGTTTCTTCATCCGTTCCAAGAGGAACGAATTGGAAAGGCTCAGGAGTAACAGTAGTAGCAGTAGTAGAACCCGTTGCAATATTAGATGTAATAATAGAGCCTGCGAGAAAATTACAAGCAGTATCAACAGTTATAGTTTTTGTACTGGTATTTACAGCTGTAATTTTAGTGCCTTCTGGAATATACGAATTGTAACCCGTTTCAGTATTGATAACGTGTTTTAATACTTGACCTGCAGCAAGGTCTGTTACAGCTTCTGTTAAAATAACTGTAACACTTGAGGTTTGAGTTGCAGCAACTGTATAAGACCCTTTATTATCTACACCCGCTGCTACAGGCCCCAGCGAACCTGTATAAGCAACTTGTTTCGCACCGTTGTACCCAATAATTTCTCTAGTTTGGGTTTTGATGTCCCCCGCAGGTAAAGTTGTTGTTACTTTTATTCGCTGCCCTTTAAAATAATCATCATTATCTGAAATTGCAGCAGGCACCAGAGCGCCGTCACCTAAATAAATGGCATTTGTTATTAAAAGACCTGTTAACTCCGATATACCCGCACTTGTTCCTCCGGCACCGGCAACTTCAAAAGTACCTCCACTTCCTGATACATTTGGGTCTGATCCGCCGCCATCTAACTGAACTTGCATTAAATTTTCTAAAAGATCTTCAGCTGTAATTGTAATAGTACTGCCAAAGAGTGCAATAGTAATACCACCACTATCAGTCAGATAAGATAGCCATTCTTTCATATCTGTAGACAGTTCTGATATATCTATTCCTTCAGTAGCATTGGCAGCAACTGTACCGTTACCATCCCCCGAAGTAACTGTAATGGCTTGAAGCATTGTTTTTGTTAAACTATCTGAAGACGCGGCTTTATGGTTCCAAGTAACCATTTCATAAGCGCTAGAATGGTCATGTGCTTCGTCAAGCTGCACCATCTTAAAAGAAGTAATAGTAGTACTGCCCCCTAATGGATCAGAAGAAAACCTATACTTCCAGACTTCTTCTTCGCGAGAGTTTAAATATTTAGTTAAATCTAATATTTGAATACTTTCAGAAGGAACTAATTCAGTGCCATCAAGTTCATAAAAATCTACAATATCTCCAATTTTAAATAAGTCACGTTTATCAGAATCGTAAGATTCCGTAGGATTAGCTCTATAGGAATAATCATAATTATATTGTTCAAGCTCTTTCCCACGAACCACGAACTCTAGTTGAGGAATTGTTACATCCCCTTCTGCAATTTCAAATTCAGCAGCTACATACGCAGTATCAAGAAGCCTATGGTTAGGAGTCCAATAGTTATCAGCATACTCTGAATCACCTTGAAGTTTAAAGCCTGCATATTTATTAGTTGTAGTTTTATCTCTTCCTGCTGCAGCAATACCTGTTAACATATCATTTGATCGTTGATAAGGACGTCCTGCATGAAACTGTAGCTTGCCCTGTATAGGAAACTTTATACGAGTTTGTTTTTCGTGTGTTACTCCTGCATCTGAATTATCACTTTCTACAGCAGCATCATTTTGGCCGTATGTAGCAGCCCAATGAGCAAAACGACCCCCCAGCCAGCTGTGCTCCCAACCACCTTGATATTGTCCCGCCCATTGGTTCACCCCTCTATTAGCAGAAACAGCAGAACTTAAAGTATCTCCCCTATCCATTCTACCTGAACAAATTACATCAATAGTCTCTTCACTTGTCTGCTCGCTTCTAACCTCTTCGTCATTCTTGTCTACACAGACTCGGGACTGATCGTCTATATAGATATCATACAACCCGCTGACTTCTCCTTCACAAATTGCATAAGCAGTATAAACTTTAGTAGCATCACCAGGTCCAGGAATATTTGTATCTGCAAAAATAGGGACACTATCTACACGATTAACTCCATATACAATAGGTAAATGTTTAGCTTCTAAATTAAGTCTTAAATCAACTTCTCTATCAACTTCTACTTGGTACTCTACTTGCTTATATTTTTTAAATATCCACCCAGACTTTTTCAGTTTATACCTAGTTTCCATTACTTGGTATATTGCGATTATATTTATGGCTTGTTCACTGTGCATAAAGCCATAATCCCCCGCATACTCATATCTATGGAGAGAAGAAGGGTCAGGCTGCCCCCTTGTTGAAATAGCCCTGTGTTCTTGATCGGATGTTATTCTGCCATTTACCCTGACAAAATCACCCCAATGACTTGTTAAAGTCCAAGTAACTTTTGAGTCTTTATTAGGATCTTCCGAAAGTTTAACCTTAGCAATAATTCCTTTGAAGATTAAATAAGGGCCTTTTTTATTATTAGCTTCAAGTCCAATGATAGCGCCTGTTTCAGTATTAATATGAGCTTTATAAATAGAAACTTCCCTATTTATATAACCTGCATAAGTAGCATCATTGGGATCATTAAGAATTGCAACAACTTCATCAGTAGATAAGTCAACTATAACACCAGTTTCAGCATCAGTGATTGTAGCGTTTGGTGTGGCCGTATCTCCACCTACTATAGTACATGTCGCTTTTTTATCATATACAGAAAAACTATTAATAGTAAGGCTTATACTCCATGTAGCATTAGTAGAGCAAGTAATAGTAACTTTATCGCCTTCTGAAAACCCTCTATCTAGCCAAGAATCACTATTTGTACCTGTTAATTCCATAGTGGCTGTAGTGCCAGAAGCTGTAAGGGTTATTCCATCATCTGTTACTGCAGTATAAGTAGCCCCTAAAGCTATGGAGGCGATATCAAGACTTAAATTTGTGGCCTTAGCCTCGGTAGTCTCATTAATTCCTCCGACTTTTAAAACTCGATTAGCGACATAAGTTTGAGCCCCATTAGCGGCCCCTTCTACATCACTACTTTCATCATCCCATACAAGGTCTACAGAGGCATCTGTAATATAAGAATAATCGGTGGCGGATTCTGAGGGTTTAGCAGTTTGAGTTTTTACTACTCTCTCAAACTTTATAAGATGAGCATATACAAAAGGTTCCCCCTTCAGAAGAGATTCTTCAACATCTGGGCGTAGTGTACGCAATTGAATCATAGGTATTCTTCTAGCTTGAGGTTAAATTTATAAAGATTATCCGTTCCTAAAGAATATTGTTGAAGCGCTTTAGGCAGTATTACTTTGAATTTAGTGCCTTTAAAGACAAGGGGTTTAGAGGCGGGAACTTCTTTTATTAAAGGAGGGTTTATACCAATATTAAGATTAGTTGCAGCCGCAGGTTGAGCTCCGCTGCCGCCATACACATAATAAGTCTCTACATAAGTAACCATATACACTTTAGTGTGATTAGTGTTTGTATCATCGCTAATAGTAAAAATATCCCCTGGTGCAGGGATATTGGTAGCGGTAGCATTATTCGGAACTAGCCCCCATTCAGCCTTTCCAATTTTTAAACTAGTTGTTCCAGCTGACTGGGTTCCTACTGTTGCTAATGAATTAACATATCCGTCCGAAGAAAAAGTAGCATTTCTAGGTTCTGAATATTGGGGTAATGCCGCAAAAAATGGAGTTAAAGGGCCTCGTTGCTGTAGTAAAAAAGTATGAACAGGCTCAAACTCCTCTCTAGTCATTGGATGATAGCCTATATCAATATTCCACTTATGTCCTGCAACAGATCGAGCAATAACTCGTTGAGAATTTGTTCTCGACATTAACATTTTCTGATCGGAAGTTAGTTTTACACTTGCAAAACCTGGACCAGCGTCTCCACTGGCGTCATTTGCGCCCCACGAACCTCTTTTATTAGTGGGGTCTGGTAATATAGTTGCAAAAGCCATGTTATAGTCTCGCTATAGAGCCTTGATGAGGGGTATAAACTGTATCATCTACCATTTCAAAAAATTCTTCGCCATGTACGTTGGCTGCAGTTCTAAGCATAGATATAATGTGGCCCTGCTGTTGGGTTAATACTTCTTCAACCCCTGCTGAATCTACAGCATTAATATTAAAAGTAACGACTCCAGCTCCTCCGCCTATGTCATCAGTCTCATCTGCAGATACTATTGTTCCGGGTCGATCCGGCATAAAAAGTTCTGGCCCTTGCTCGCCAACTACATACCCTGCACTACCTCCTGCTGCTCTGTGTCGCACTCCGTAGAAAGCGGACCTAAAGTTTTCTGGGCCGCCAATTCCTTGACCACCTCTTAAATACGCTAATTCTCCACGAGCGGATTTACTCTTTGCCATATCAACGGTATTTTTTCTTTCTCCTACTGCGATGCTTGTGGGCATTGATGTGCCAGCCCCTCCCATATTACCACCGCCTTGGAAAGAGGTACCTGCAATCATAGCGAGTTGAGCTGCTCCCATTGCTAAAACTATCGGAGTTAGCATTCCTGCACCGATTTTAAACCAATCCACTGGATTTGCCCAGACTGACGCAACAGCAGCAGCAGTAGAAATTATAACATTTGCCATCTGCATCTTCTTATTCATCTCGAAGTTCTTTCGAGCCATTCCTTCTTTTTTCTTTTCAAGAGCTTTAATTCGGGCTAAGCTTTCTTTTGATTTTCCATCTCGTTTTTTCTCAGCTTTAATTTCGGCATCAATTCCTCTCATTCTGTTTTGGTGGGCAGCGTTCATAATTCCACTAACGCTTGACAAGACTGCACCAGCTACTTGGAAACCTGCTGCCATTCTTTTTGCGGAATTGTCCCCTGCTTCGCCCATCAACTGCACAGCAGTTATCATAGTGCCCATACCCATAGAGACCTGGGACATTAGTTCTCCCTCTGGTCCTAAAGCTGCAAAGTCTGCTGCCATATTTTTAAATACATTTTTTGCATTACCTTCCGATAATGTGGACAATTCCTTATTTACATTTTCAACCAAGCCTGGCATTGCTTTCAGACGCGCTTCCTCTGCCTCCGTCATCGCCACGCCATGTTCCGCCATACCTTGCAGGCCACTCCATTCACTTTGTAACCCTGCCTTCTTCTTTGTTGTCTGTTCCACATTTATAAGATGCTGCAAGCCGCCTGCTGCGGTCGCACCAAATTTGCCAGCACCTCGCATCTCTTCGGAAAGCCGTCTCATTCTAGCTTGTTCAGTAATTGCCTTTTCTATTTCAAGTATTCTTAGTTTTTGTTGTATTTTTGCCTTGTCTGTCTCATTCGCTGCATTTGCTAGTTCTAATGTAGCTTGTGCTATTTCATTAATTTTTACTCTGATGTTAAGGTCTTCTTCTAATAGGGTTTTACTTATTCCGGTTATGCCGTTGAGCTCCGCAGTACTCGCTGCTAATGCGTCTTGTTCCATCTGAATGGCTTCCATTGCAGATAATAAAACATTTGCATCTGTACCTTCGCCGAATAATTCTTTAAACTTCTCTTGAAGCTCTGCTAGTTTTCCGGCCCGCCCAGTTGCATCCTCTACACCTTCTCCGGCATCCTCTCCGGCATCCCTCAACTGTCTTAGAGCTGTTATGGCAGACCGCATATCTCCACCACCTAAAGCATCTTTTACTGATGTTTTTGTACTTGTTAGACCTTCTTCGAAGAATTTAAGCTGCACATTTGTATCTGAAAGATCTTTAGCAAGAGCTAGTAGATCGGAGTCATCCCCTGCCAGAGCTTTTTTTAAGGCTGCAGCATATTTAGGGGATAACTTAGTTAAACCTCCCATTCTCTTTGATAACTCGTCAACGGCTCTTGCCCTATCTACTTCATTTAGTACTGATTTAGTATCAAATTTCTTCGTTTCGGTATTCCATACTTTTGTTTCTGCCCCTAGTTTTTTGAAGAGACCCGCAACATCCAAACTAATTAACCCATTAAATGCTTTTGTAGAAGGATTTATACCCTCAGAAACTGCTTGTTCCATACCAAGTGCAACACCTCCTAAAGATTTTTCGGAGGCTTTTGCTGCGTCAATAAACTCTCTTAACGCATTAGCACTAGCTTTAATTGCGTCTTGTTCCGCTTCATGCGCTGCTGCTCTTTTACCTAAACTACTCTCTGTGAGTATCTTTTCAAACCTTGTACCTTCGTCATTAATTTTTACGTAAGCACCTGCCAGGTTGCTGACTTCAGCAGTTACTTGCTTATAGTCATCAGGATCAGGGGGATCTTGAAGGTCAAAAGTACCCAAACTTGCACCTGTCACTGTATTAAAAGTCTCTATTAAACCATTAGCGGCTTCTTTTGCAGAATTAATAGCAGCTATCATTTTCTCTGCAAAGACTTTCCTAATGCTAGTTATTATATTAGTTACTCCTGCCTTGATGTTGTTCCAAGTATTCAAAACTGAGTCGCTCATACTGAGAAACCCTTTAATTATCCAGTCTAGTAAAGGAGCGGTGAAATTAACTATATTGTCTGCCATTCTAGCAAATCCTAATGCTATGGTCATAGGAGATTCTAATAATCTTTGGCCCATGTCCCATATTAACTTAATTATGCCTACAATTCCGGCCATTTTCATGGCTTTATCCATGACTTTACCAGCCATCCGTGCGCCTTTTGCCAAACCTAGAAACATAGTTCTACCTATTACGCCTACACCTTTAAATACTAATTTTGTCCTTTTACCCCAAAGCACGACGCGCTTACCCATCCTTTGAAAGACATTAGCATGCTTAGCTTGCATTCTATTAAGGGCACCTTCGGTACTATTAACAAGATCTGAATTAACTTTTGCAAACATGCCCCTAGTAACTTTGCCCGAATCCTGCATCTGCTTAGTGTAGCTGTCTAAGCCCTTTCGCATCATGGCTTCGTCCGAGCCACGCATTTCGCCTTTAGCCGCACGTTTAAGTATAGGAGAATCTGCCCCTTGGTCAAGAGCTTCTTGAGCAAATTTCTGCATATCCTCTTCGCCACCAGCTTTAGTGGCAGCTACATTTGCAGATGCTTTTTGAATTTCTAATTGATAGTCTTTTACACCCTGTACAGCATCGTCCCAACCTTGCTTAGTATCTCTTTGAAAGTTTTCAAGTTTCTCGCCTAGTTGATCCATTGGTAGTATAGTTTTTAATATGGACATTCCTAACAAGCCAAAAGCAGCTATAGCTGCCGTAGCGCTTGTTGCTAAAAGGGTGGCTATTCCTTCCACCATGGGCAAGAAGAAACCTGTGCCTGCTTTTATAATATCATCAAAAACTTTTGACAGGCGAACGAACGGGTTAACAGAAGCGTCCATACCTCCGAAATTCTTTTGTAATTGTCTTTGAGTTTCTATTAAAACCGCTTGGCTTCTTTGATAGGTATTTAATTCTTTTGCAGATTTACCTATAGATTCAGCGTATTTTTTAGTCGCATCTTCTAGTCTTAAAGTGATACCTAGTTCGTCTAATAATTCTGGTTCTGCTTTTGAAGCACCTCTTATAAGTCTATCAAAAGAGTCTTCAAAGTTTCTACCAAGAGCCACTGATGCTTTTCTTGCGCCTTCTGCTAATTCTTCTAATTGTGAGGGAGAAAACCCTTTTGCCATACCAATAGCAGCAGCTTGTGCTGCTTCTTTAAAACCTAACATACCTCCACTGGCTTCTCGTAGTCTAGCAGTGATACTACCTAGAGCTACACCTGTATTTTCTGCATAAGAAATCTGAGAGGCTTCTAGATTTTTTAAGTCTGCAGCTCTTTTGAAAAACTCAAAAGCAGCACTGAGAGCAAAAACATTAGAAGCAAGAATAGCATAAGCGGGGACAAGACCTCCAGTCATTCCCTGCTGCATCTTAGAAAAGTTTTTGTTGGCATTAGCGGATTGTTTAGACAATCCTTTCATGTTGCGATCAGCATCTCTTGCTGACTTGCCCATTCTCCCGCCGGCTTTACCTACCTTATCTAATTCCTCTGAAGCCGTTTTAGCCTCTTTACCGACAATAGAAAGTGAGCCATCATCATCAACTTTAATTTTAAGCCTTATCTCATTTGCCACTAGTTCTTTCTCTTCATTTTATCATATTCCCGCTTCATATGATCTGCGGACTTTTTGATAGCTCGGGCATCCAGCCACTCTACTACTTCTAAGAAAAACTCGTTACTTTCTTCGACCCCGTAAACTTTTTGGTAGAGTTTGAAATTTGTGTAGTCTTTACCGATATATCCTATATCAGGATAAATTCTGTCTCCTAATCTATTAAAAACATTTATTGCATCTATTACTGTATCTGGAAAATCTTCAAAAGCAAGAGGCATTTTTTCAACCTCTATTTCGAGCCCCATCTGTTCTTGCATCTCAAAATAACGTTCTTGGGTTAACCCCCCATCACTTTGCTTGAACAGCTCCTCCAGTCTTTCTAGGCACGTCTCTCTTTGGTTGACTACGAAAGTTTTCTAAATCAAAGACTACCTCGTTGAGCCATGTATCAAATTCTGAAGATTGACTTACAAGTACTTCTGCGTTTTCTACAGAAAATTCTACTTCTGCACTTAGATCTTTCTCACCCGCATCTATTAACAATAAAGTTTGTAGATGATCTAAAGTAAGACCTTTCCAGTTTAATACAGATGATCGAGAGAACTCTATTACGAATTTATCTTCGTCTAAAACTTCCTCGACTGCTCTACTTTTTCTATTGAACTTAGAGGTCGTACACCTCTTTCTCAATCCATTTAATTCTTTTCTAGAAAGATTTGCTACTTCTACTTCAAATCCGTCTAAACCTGCGAAGTCTACCCAAGTACTCTTGGTATCCACTACTAATTTTTTTAAATCCATACTATTTTAGCACTCCTATGCTGTTGTGTAAGTTATCACGCTCGAAAGCGTGGTCGGTCTTTGCGTCATTCTCCAACTATACTCTTCTAAAAATATATCTCCATCTTGAAATCTATTCGTAAAAGAACAGTTACTAATATTAAAATTAATACCCCTAAAAGTGCCTGAAGTTCCTACTTTTAGTACTAATGCTGTATCTGTATCCCAAGTTAATAGGTCGGTACTCTCTTCTAAGTACTTAGTAATAGAACCTGCTAGAACTCTGGTTCCTATCGTAAAGTTTGAAGGAAACATCGAAGTAGCTGCATTTGTAGCTGCTACAGCTCCTTGTAGAGTATTATACTTATTCCATTTAACATCGTTTTGTACTTCGGCCCCCAAAGCACTAGTGGAGGATGAAACATCTGTTCCCCCGATAGTTAAAGTTATTATTTTAGGTACTATGTATGTAGTAGTTGCAGTACCTGTCGTATCTAGGGTAATATTACCCAAAACGACAATTTCTGCCTCACTAAGTTTTGACAGCTTAGATGCTTCGCCAGAAATATTTAATCTCAGGGGTCTTGATTTATTAATCTCGAACGTCCCATCTTGAATAACACATTTTTCTAGCTTAAATACATCTTGCCCGGATGATATGTATAGATCAAAAGTTGCACAATCTAGTAGTCGATCAAATACAACTCTATGTCTTTCTTCTTCTAGAAGAGGAGTATTAAAACTGAACTCCGCTGCATTTGCTTGATTTACAGAAGACCCCTCAAAACTTGACTGGTTATGAAGGGTTTTCACTTTATAGCTTTTTTCCTGGAAAGACTGGCTAAAAGACACCTCTCTAATATCTATTTTATACTTTGATGCCCCATATACTAAATGTACGGCGGCTTCCTTTTTAAAAGTAAAATTAGGCATTTCTTTCCCATCAATATAAGAAGGGGGCCATAAAGACCCCCCTAATCTTTACCCTATATTATAGTTCAAAACACCAGAAATGTCAAGAATTATTTTTTAGGGGTTATTATACTCCAATATACTTAAGTGTTACTTCGTCACCTTCGCCTACACCTGAGCCAAGACCGTGGAAGTTAGTTTCCAAAGAAATCACGTCTTCAATAGAGTGACTTGGTATCTCAAGGTGAGCTAGCGGTAAAGCAATCTCAAATCGAGGCTTAGTAGTATCAGTTCCACCCACTTGTAAAGTAATTGCAAACTTATTAATAACAGTATTAATGTCGGACACTAAGTCCTGGAATAAGTTCTTACTTCGGTTAGTAGCAGCATCAGAGCTGGCTAAGTAACAAGTTAGGCTTCCTGTAACACTTCTTGTTCCTGTAACGTGTTCTATTGGCTGGTTAACCTTACCGAGTTCTTCAGGAGTTAGGTACGAAATATTATTACTAATAGTTACGTTCCCGCCCGTGATTGCTACACTATAGTCTGCACGATACTTGTCATCTGCAGTACCATCACCGTCTCTATCAAACGTAGTGGTTCCTACAAAACCTGTTCCGCCGGCAAGATCACCTTCCGGAGCAAGAGTTAGATTAGTTAATCGGTTACGAATAAAGTTTCCAGTGCTTGTACTTCCTTCACTAATATTTGCATACCAGCTACTATTTCCTGAACCAGTAGAAATATACAGCTTATCACTGTCATCCGTATCTACCCAGAGTGCGCCTGCAGCAGTTGCAGTTGGTGCAGTAGTAGCTGCAGTAAGTTGACCTGCGCCTAAACCTGTTGCAACTTCTTTAATTTGCCCCGCCATTCCAGACCAGTTAATTGTTGCAATACCATCGATATCAAAATCAATAGCAGCTTCATTAACAACTGCATTTTGAAGTTTATAGAGCAAACGCCCAGCACTTCTATCACTAAATACAAAATACAAGTTAAACGTTCCTAATGCTGCTCTGTTAGAATCGTAAAAGTTAATATCCATATCAGTTGCATCAGAGTTAAGAGATTCTGAAGTTACTGTAAGTACTACATTATCATCGCTTGCAGCCCCTCCTATTGCTTCTGCATCAACTGTAATAGTATTTCCTGTATCAAATTGTGTACCCCTTTCTGTAACTGCTACTGCTGTTACTACTCCAGAGCCGTTTGTTGTAACAGTTATTACTGCACCAGTACCATCTGTATTTGAGCCTGCACCGGCAGCAACTGTAACTCCTGTTCCTACTCCAGAAGCTGCTGCAGTAGGAACTGCTAAAGTTGTTGTTGTGCTTACAGTATATCCAGGCGAGCTACTATCCTGACTAGTAATATCCAATCCGCTTATAGCACCTCCTGCAGCTCCGTGATAAAATTTGCCAGTATTATTAGCATTATACCTATTTTGACCTGCCATTGCAACCCAAAGAGCTTCTTCTACTGCGTGATGGTGTGCAGAGGTATCCGCTTGACCATTACTGGAAGTCTTTGAGCCCGCTGATATAAAGGGGCGAATGTATGAACTAAAAGACCATTCTGCTGCGGACAAAGAGTCCGTAAACATCTTACGACCCCTTCGTGAGCG